GTGATAAATCTATAGAAGCAGAATCACTAGAAACATTTAATTTAATATTATCTGCTATTTCTATTGATGAAAAATCAGGATCTTCAGTATAATGTAATGATACTCCTCCATCTTTACCATCTATTTTTATATTATTTCCACCTTCTATAGCTTGAATATAATCATGAGAAGATGTTATAGAAGTTACAAATCCTGAAGTAATAGTACTTGTTGCACTTGCGCTTATGTTTACACCTGTTGATGCTGTTAAGTGACCATGTAAAGCTATAACATTAGTGGTTGGAGCAATGTTATATGGATTACCTAAATTAATTACACCACCTTGTCCTGTTTGTCCTGAACCTGTTACTGAAAATAACGTGTTGATTACACCATTAACATAAGTACTCCCTCCAGCAAATAAATTGTTTCTAGCCCAAAGATCTGTTCCTATATCATCACCAAATGGGCCTTGGGTCCTATCCAACACTACCATAGGGGTTTTATAATCAAAATCTGAGGAGCTAATTATAAGTTCACCACCAAAACTTCCTAAAAGTCCAGTGTCAAAGGAATTTTTGGTTTTAAAATAATATCTACCTAAATCTAATTTTTCTACAGGGTTAGTAGAAAGAAAACCACTAGGTTGACTTCCTGTAATAGTTAATGAACCCGTTATTACTGCAGATCCTGAAAATGGAAATGGATCTATTCCTGTTAAATTAGAACCATCACCTTGAAATGATCCTGAAAATGAACCACTAAATATTCCATCTCCACTTTGGGCAAATGATGATGTATCAGCATATGAAGAAGATACTTCTTTTGTAATTTCATATGAAGCCGATATAGCATAAGATGCAGAAGTAGCAGAATCAGCGTATGAAGCTGATAAAGCATAGGAAGAAGAAATTGATGAATCTCCACCTGAGTTTGTGCCAAAAGCACTTACGCCTACATTATCTAAAAATCTTGCTTTACTTGCCATTTAATTTCATTTATTAGTTATAAATATCAACCACTTGATACAGTTGGTGTTCCTCCATTATTCCAAAGAGCACCTGCTACTCCAGGATCAGATGTAGGTAAATTATTTAATGATATTAACGAAGGAGGGGAAGGTGGGTTTGGAAAACTCACAGGTGAAACCCCAAATCTAACTTCTCCTGACTGGTCTCTTGCACTTCTACCATCAGGGGTTGTAGTTGGATCAGCTTCATATCTTTGAGGGTTAGAATCTGTTTCCATCTGGAATATGATTTTGGATTTTTCATTAAATTTTTTAACTGATTCCATATCTTTTTGAACTACATCAGGGACTATGTAACCATACAATTTTATATCAAATGTACCTCTTACTAATCTTTCTTGACTTTGTTGTAATTCTGTTACTGTAGTAAAGTTATCTATACTAGCTCTAAATTTAAATCTTTCAGGATCACCCCAATATGAATCAGAAGCATAATTTATTGCCTCTATTATTTTATTTAATTGTTCTACATAATATGTTTGAGCAATACAAGTATATGTTAAGTTGACATAATCAGGTACTACATTAGCTATAAATTGTTTTGTAGGAACTCTATTATTTAACAACCCAAAATTACTATAAAAGTTTTTATCGTTATATACTTTTTGCCAATGAGTGTATAAATTAGGGCTATTAGCATCTAATTTTCTAGATAATGATCTATTTTTTTCAATAGAATTTCTTTTAAACATTATAATAGGCATCATTATAGCACCCTTTTTATCTCTATAGTATGCATCCTTTTGAATTGATTTCCACCTTTCAGGTGAACCATATATAATAGGGACTGCTATTCTTTCTCCATTTTGTACTACATAAGGTCTAATAACATTATTAAAATAATACATTATGGATTCATCAAGATCTTTTATACCAATTGAGAAAGGTTTAACTGTGTCTCCTTTAAAAGACATTTTAGTGGACCTATTAAAAGGAATATTAGCTTGATTTTCAGGATTAAATTGTCCCCCTTCACTAGCATCATTAGGATTACCCATTTGGGCATCATATGGTGTTTGTAAATTTTTAGATATCTCTTTTTGAGATTTTGGTACGGGTTTTCTATAATTTTTAGCCATTTATTCTTCCTTTCTCTAGTTGTACTTTATCAACGGGTTGATAATGTGTTTTACATATAATAGATAAATCGCTACCAAAATTTTCTAATCCTGGGTTGATTGGGTTTTCTGTATAATTATAATCTGGGTCTTTTCCTACAAAGTATTGGTTAGAAACTATATCGTCTACTTCATAATAACCCCCATAGTAATATATTATATCTCCAACTTCAGGAACTAAATCAGCTCCAAAATAATCTGCTTGATCATAATCTTTGTTAAAATCTAAATTTCTCTGTAATAGATCATCTCTAAGGAATTTAAAATCTACATTTCTATAGTATCTTACCCCTAGTTCATCATCAGGATATGATTGTGGTTGTCTTTCAATTAAACAACTTAATATAACCCCGGGATAATAATATTTAGCTCCTGAGGCTTCACCATATAAATTTACCTTAGTTTCACCTAGTTTGAATTTATAATAAACACATTCCTGAGAAATAATGTTGCCCATTAATTCTCTATTTACATGTCTAAATAGACTTATATCTCTTTTTCCTCCGTATAAAGCCATATTATCCTATATAAATTGTGTAAGGAACTTTATTTAATTCTTTTTGTAAAAAGTCATCTTCATTTGCTTTTCTCTCAAGTAAACTACTTCTTGAGGTTTCATCTAAATATCCTCTTAATCTTTCTACTAATGCGTTTTTTTCAGCAGTTGCAGCTGAAATTAAATCTGATTGGTTTAGTGTAACATCTGAATCAGGAATAGGAATAGTTGAATATTTTCCTCTAATATACCCTAACATTTCTTTAGCGATTGCTAATGTCATTTCAAATATCCATTGTCTACCAATTGAGTTAATTGTGTCATAATTAGGGTTTTTAAATGGAACTTCAGCTATATTTGTTACTTTTCCAGTACCATTTACATAGGGGTTTTGTCGGTCTGATTTTTTAATATATTCAAACCATAATTTATTGTCTCGACTATTTGGGATAGGAAAGATTTTTAATTGGTTATTTACTAACTCAAAAGAGTAATTTGATCTTCTAATAGTATCATTAAATTCTATGGCTTGCATTACTTGCATATCATAATTAATGGGCATCATTAAAAAGTTAATTGCAGGAGAATAACCACCCCAACCAAATGAATCCATCAAATCAATCATTCCTGTACCTGTACCGGCATAGGGATCAAAATATCTTGTTATTGTTGGTGGTGCTTCATAGAATACTCTTTTTATTTCTATGGAGTCATTAGCTGCTAAACTTGCACTTGCTTGAGCCCAAGCATCCATATCATAAGTTTGTTGCCCCATATTTAAGTCTATAGAACCTGAATACCAAGTTACATTTCCACCTACACCTGCTTCTACACCATACTGTTCAGATAATCTTACTATTCCTGCTAAATTAGGTACTATAAGTTGACCATTTGCAGTTGTGGTTGAATTAGATCCCTCTAAAGATAAATAATTTTCTCTTACTTTATAAGCATAAAGCTCATTTCCATATATAGTAATTGCTTCTTCAAAAGCTGTGTAAAATGATCCTGATTGTAATTCAACGTCTGCTATAGGATAACCTAATCTTCTTGCACAAAAATCAGAGACTTTATCAGCATCAGATTGAAAGTCTAATTGGTTATCGTAAAAACCAAAAGGTGTTTGGCCCGCAGCAAAGGTGGATGTTCCTGTCCAAATTGGTATATTCATAATATTTTAATTAAGTTGTTGCTATAAAGTATTCTATCTTAGCATTGCTGCCTGAAGGTTCTACTGATACTGAAACAATATCATCGTATACAAATGTATTAGAAACACTTCCTGTAATATCACTAGTAGAAAGCATAAAAGATCCTCCTGCAGATATTGAAAAATTCATTAATTCCGAAGAAGAGGATACCTTTAAGTTAACTGGAACTGAGGTGGAATAGTTTGATATTCTACCATATTTAAAACTCCCAGTTTCAAACGTACCTGCTCCTGGAAGTCCGTCATATTTAAATATTTCAGTTACACTACCTGAAGGTACAGTTACTATTCTATTATCTGCGTTAGTTATACCTGAAATTGTTAGATTATAGTCAGAACCTCTTTCAGTGCCTTCTAGCATTACTCGTTCTCTTATTAAAAGGGTGAAATCAGCCATAATTTTTGGTTATAAATATTAGAAATTCTAAATAAAATAAAAAAAGGCCTGACAAAAGTCAGGCCTTAATTATTTTGAACTTACTTAAAAGTACTTATTATACTAAATCAACGTTAGATACAAATACTCTTCCGTAGAATTCAGGACGGATCATTTTCTTAGCATATCTCGTTAATAGACCTTTTCTTGGTGTGAAAGTGTCTGGATCATATACTAATGGAGTCATGATAAGTGGAATGTATGGAGCAAATACAGCACCAGTTTCTAAGAATTGGTTACCTCTGTATCCCATTAAAATGACATTTTCATTCATGTATGGGTTTTTGTATACATCATATCTACTATTCATTTGTCCCATTTTCTGGATACCGAATGCAAATTTACCTTTTGAAGCATCACCATCAGAGTTTGAAGCAAATCCTGGGATTGATTCAATGATAGTAGCAACTGAAGGAGATATCACACAGAAATTAGCACCACCTCTAAGAGTCTTTTGGTGAATTTTGTTAGATACTTTTTGCATTTTAGTTCCTAATGTTTGGAACCACTGTCCTTGAGTATTGTAGAAACCTAAGTCATCGTATCCTGTTTTACCAGAATTAAGAGCTTGGTTATTTTGTGCATTCCAGTATTCATCAGCAGCTGATGCATCTTGGATAAGCATATCTAAAATTTCAAGATCGATTTCTAATGAAATGTATTCACTCATGATAGAAGTTAATTCTGCTTCAGCATCTAGTGCTTGGTAAGCATTTAAATCTTGAGCAAATTCTGGAGTCCATTGTGCTTTTAACTTTCTAGTTTTAGCAACAATTGCTTCAGATTTCATTTTTACATCAATTTGAGGGATTGATAATGCAGTAGCTGATTGTGCGTTTGGAATACCTGCGCCAGCAGCATCTTCGAAATCACCTCTGTTTTCAGAAACTGGTTGTTGGTTATAAAGAACGAAGTTTGTTGAACCTGAAACTGGTACATCTGCAGTACCTACAGCACCTGTAAATACGAAAGAAATATTAGTTCCATCAGTACTTGTATATTCTGGAAGTAATTTACCAATTGAATTGGCTGTTACTCCTGAACCTGAAGATACAACAAATGCTCTAACACCTTTATAATCAGGTCTTGTTAAAGTAGAACCTACAACAGTTACTTTAGTAAATCCACCTGCAGCAGCAGAAGCTGATAATTCAGCTTTGTAATCTACATCTGACCAAGAACCTGTCTGAGCATCCATAGCAACAGAAGCTGAGAATTGGTTAACTGAGTATGCGAATCTACCGGCACCATATAAACCATCAGATGGGTCTACACCTGCACCTGGGTTTGTGTTACCATACATAGAAGCAGGGCTTGAATATACATCTCCAGCAGGACCAAAGTTAAGTTCTTTGTCTTGTCCATATTGGAAATCTAGGAAAAATACTAGACCTGAAGGTAAGTTCATTGGTTGAACTGAAACAAATTCTTTAGCAGCAATCTGTCCGAATACTTTTCTTACCAATGGAAGAGCAACACCTGCCCATTGAGCACCTGCACCACCGTTAGCAGCGAAACCACCTTGGTCAGTTTGAGATTGCTCAACAACTAATTGCTTAGCTTGGTTTTCAAGAATCATAGACATATTGTTCTTATGAACTTCGTTGTTGAATCCTTCTAATAGTCCTGTTTTTTCCCACTTTGACGCTAGTCTAGCTGCGTCACTCTGCATGTTTTTCCAGTTGGAAGCAGAGCTTTCTAAAAGAGAATTTAATTGACTCATTTTTTTAAAATTTAATAATTAATAATTTATTTTAAACCTGCCAATTTTTGGAACCTTGCCACCATGGGATCAGTTTCAACAATTGGGTTTTTTGTTCTTTTGTAATTACCAGTAACTTTTGAAGCGCTACCTAAAGATTCTTGAATTGGAGATCTTTTTGTCTTTAAACCTTCGTTTAAAGTTTCAAATACCAATTTAGTTTCTTTAACTGTACCAGCTTTATCAAAAGCACCTAATACTTTAACTTTTTGACTTTCTGTCAAAGTTTTTGCTCTGAAAATTTTGTTAGTGTAAAGTAGTTTTGCATTAAGTAAATTTACTTCATTTAAGGTAGATCCTTGAGTTTTAATAGTAGCATGTGCTTCTTTTAATTCTCTTTTTAGTTTTTGATTTTCATCAATTTCTTCTGCCTCTTTTGTTACTGAAGCGAATTTACCCGATTTGTACTTATGTTTAGGGTCTTTTTCTAAACTATTAGCATAATCTGTCAACTTTTTCATTGTTGCTGCAGGTAAACCTACTAATTTACTAAGGGCTTTTTTAACATCATCAGAAACAGATTTTTCACCTGTATCGTATGGGTTATTTCCTTTGTAACTAGTTCTACTGTCAAACTGTTCATCAAGTTCAACTTCTTCTTCAGAGTCGATTTCCATACCTACTTCTACTTCAGTATCTTCGTCTTCTTCTTCGAAATTTTCGCCTGCTTCCAGCTCGCCTGAACCTACCATGTCTGCAATTACGTCTTCAATGAATCCTTTAAGGTCATCATCAGTCATGTCTTCAAGATCAATTTCTTCATCTTCAGTTTCATCATCTGCTTCCTCTTCACCTTCTTCTTTGCCTTCTTCGTATTCATATTTGTCTACGTCGGCACGTTCGGCTTCTGATTCATCAGCTTCTTTGATGTTTTCCTTATCATCCATTTCTTCCTCTAATTCAGCTAAGATTTCGTCTAAATTGATTTCTTCGTCTAATTCCTCTGGGTCATTACCAGGTTCCATGTTCAAAGTTTTTTCTTCTTCCTCTCCACCTTCAACACCTTTGTCATCATACTTACGCATGTCAGAGTCTGAAAGTTCTTCATCTAATTCTATTTCTTCTAACTTTGCAGCTAGCATAGATTTTAGTTGAGGAGTGAAAGCTTCTTCTAGTGCTGCTTTAGCATTTGCGATAGCGGTTTCTTTTACGGCTTTAGCGTCAGCGATAGCTTCTTTGAGAATGTCTCTCTTTGCCATTATTCCTAAATTTTTTTTGGGAAAGTACGTTTATTAAGAAACGTAATAGAATTTATTAATGTCCATGCTATATAGAGATAGCATATTTACGATTATACGTATATGAGGATTCTTTAAAGTCGCAAGGGGTTTGTGTTATCTATAAAAAAGTGTAGCCCCTAATCGTCTTAAATTTCTAATGTCATCTTTATCTAATCTAGCTTCATGTTCTGCTTCTACATTTACATAAAGAGC